GTTTTTGTCATTTCAACGAGCCTTGCTCAGATCATCAACATTGTTTGAAGTATGAGCCTGGCTTGGAGCGCGTTGCCGTTGATCAGGTTGGTCCGGCTTCTAGCGCAAATTTCCGTTTGAGAGAGGAATTGGCGATTGCCGTTTCCAGAGCTCGAGACTATGAGCATGATTGTGCTCATCCAGACTATGATCGGGATGATCTTGTGGTTCAAGATTACCGCACTACTAAAAATTGTACGGCTGATTTTGAAACTATGAGGTTTCCTGAAGAACCGGCGAAGCGAATGTTACTGGTGATGGCCCGAAGAGAGAGAATGAAATCTCTCTTTGGATCGTCGTTTATGACGTTCGTTTTGACCCACTTTTGGATCACAATTATCACCATGTATGGCATGGATCGAAATGTTGATGTTACCATTCTCTTTGATATTCCGCGCAGGGATCCCTTTATTAAAACAAGGGCGCTTCCCCAGACGGCTGTCATGAGAAGAGTGTTCACGTGGTTGACACGTTGGAAGGTACCGAAAAGGTGCTCGATGAAGGTGTTATACCACATGATGGTTGATTGGCTGTTGTCTTATGACGTTGTTACAAGGTTTGAAGGTTATCATGCAAAAGGTTGTGGCCGGGGTGGATTTGATTCCCCTGGTTCTCCTGATGTTGATACTTGCAAAGCTCAAATTGGCAATGTTCGTGCTCGTTTCTCTCTTTGGCAGTTTATGTTTTGCTTGGCTTTTATGGTTGGGCAAACATTGGCTGTTCCTGAAGATCAAGGAACCTACCAAGATTTTGGTGAATGGGTCATTGGTGTTGTTCTTTACGCTATGTTTCAATTTGGTGCGACTGCCGCTGGTTTGGTAAACTTACTGGTTTCAGTTGTGTCTTGGGGAATCAATGCGTTTTGTATAATGGTACAATGGCATTTCGTTCAGGTTCTTTATGGTTTTCTTGTTGCCCATTGGCATGTAATTGTTTTGATTATGATTCAGTATTACATTTCGTTATTAAACGTCCAATTGTCTGACGCTTCGGAAAGAAGATTGTCGCAAATGGAGCAGTGTTCTTCTGCTCGAGAGGTTAGATTTGAAAGAGAATTCGAAAAACTTTCCTCCACGATGTTGAAATTTTCGCAAGATGTTGAATTAAGATTGAAAAGTGCTGAAGAGAATACATTGGTACGACAGTTTCGTGCGATTGCAGATGAAGCGAGGCATACTCACTTCTTGCAAGAACATGTTGCTGAGGCGGCTTTGGATTCTAGTCCATTACATGCTTCGCAGGATCGTAATGATGCCTGCGCATTTTTTTATGAGAATGGAGAATTGAGAGGGACCATGTTTAAGGTCATGCAAGCGCGAAATGGCGCTGCTGTATTGGTTACTGCTGGTCATGTTACGCCCCAAGTTGGCGCCGCTCTGGAGTATGTGCTTCCGGGTGGTGTTAAGAAGGTGTTTGAAATCGAGATGTATTTTGTGTCTTGGGTTTTGGATTTGTGTATTATGATCACGACAAACAATTGTTGCAAAGACATTCGTATGTTAAAAGCTGAGAAACATGAACCCGATGTGAAGGTTAAAATCTTCACTCCTATCTATCCTCCTGGTGATTACTTGTGGGCGGTTGGCAAAGTTGCGACTCGCTCTCCTCTTGGTGGTTCTCATACTGCTTCTACTCATCCTGGTTCCAGTGGTGGTCCAGTTTTGGTTGATGGCAGTTTTTCTTTTGTTGGGATGCACTACGCTGGTAGAGTTACATCTGCTGGCGCGGTTAATACTTTTGTTGCCGCCGAAGTTATTATGGTCTTGGTTAACTCGATCATGTGCTCTGGTGAAGAAGAGATTCTTGACACTGAAGGAGCTGAGGCCTCTGCTCAGAATTATGTTGCTCGATTTATTAGTTGGGCGCGTGATACTTATGAGCGTACTTGGTTGGTTATTATTCCGAATACGAAGGGACATAGTAAATTGCTGGAAGATTTGGCTATTAAAGATCCGATTATGGTGCAGGTTCGAGTTGCTGAGCCTGGCACCAAGTTGTTTTTTGTTCCCGACCCTGATCGTCCTTATGAGTTTGGCTTTTTGGAATACAGAAATCGACTTATGCAGTATTTTGCAAGAACTTTTGGAAATATTGTGAAGTTGAAGAAGTTTGAAATTGAGCGTATACAAAATTTGGATAAAAAGATCATTGAACATGAGTTGATCTTTGATTTGAAAGCCGTTGAGAAGGTTCTCAAGGACCCTGAGACGAGGCGGACCCTTATTAACGTCTCCAAAGTGCTTAATGTCGAATTCCAAGAATATTGGAATGATCCTGTTGGCTGGTTGGAAGCACATGATCGATGGGCTGAAGTCGTCGAACATGTTCCTGGTGCTACTGGGCCTACGTCGCATAAAAAGTACGGGAGATCAATGTTGAAAGGTGTTTCTAAAGAGACCCAGTTTTTGATACAACAAACTCAAGCTGAGGCGTCTGATGCTACTGCTGAAGAGGTTTCTGAATTATTGAACCTCCAGCGTCCTTCCGGTCTCATCCGGGTCAATAATTCCATTTATCAGTTGGTTGCTGAGGAAGCTGTTCTTTGGAATGATGCGATCTCGAAATATTTTCGACGAGAGTGTTATCCTAGAGCTATTGAGAAAGCACCCTTCAACTCTAATGTCTTTAAAGGCATGAAGAGTGTTGAATGGGATTATTGGACCAGTGTTCTCATGAAGAAATATTCTTATCCTCCATTTGATTTGGGGGCGATCCTTGACTCTTTCGCTTCTCACTCCCTGACTTACAGATCATTGTTACCGCAAAGGACTACGATATCTGATAGTTGGGAGGTGGATAGTGAGATTGCCATTAAGTTGGCACGATTGACTCCTGTTGGTGCTGATCGGGTTTATTTAAAAGAACCTGATTGGATTGACAAGTTTATGATCCGAGTCTCAGATTACCTACAGATCAAGGGCCCTCGCGGCTTTTACAGTATGGTTGGTTCTCGGTCCCCTGGTTTGCACAAGGGTACCAAAGCAAGTGTTGTTGGTCTTGAGAAAGCAAAGGATGGTGGTTTTACAGTTCATCCAGTTCGTTTTGCCGCTTTCTTAGCTGACTTGAGGGCTTGGTTGCTTTTGTTTGTTGATAAGAAAGCTTCCGTTGACATCGTTCCGTTTATAAAGGATGAGCCTCACAAGATTCACAAGATCAAAGCGAAGATGCATCGCATTATTGCGAACGTCGACATCTTTTTAGCTGTTGTTTCTATGGTTAGCTTTGCTAGCTTACAGCAGTTTGATGTTGAACACTGGCGGGACTTGCCATGGGTTATTGGTGCTGATTTGGACCATGCCCAATTTGGAGAGCATGCTGTAACGAGGGTGGGGACTGACCCGCAATCGACGGATAATTCTGGATATGATTGGACCCAAAATGAAGCTGATGTGAAATTTTTCCGGCTTTATGTTCGAGAGATCTATGGAGCTGATTCACTACAAGAGTTTATCGTCACTGCAATTTTTGCTGCTGACCCTGATATTCCTGTGTTGTTTTGGTTACCTGGTGGCCAGGTTTTGAGACAATTGTTTATTGGTTATCTTAAATCTGGTTGGTTCATGACTGCCCATTTTAATTCTGTTCTCATGACCGCTTATGAGATGGCCTGGTTGAAACATGTTTCACCGGCTTCGATTATCGTTGTTCCGAAAGACATGATGGTCTGGGGCGATGACAACACGAAGAAATGTATTGATGATCCTGAAGGGAGAGTCAAGTTTTGGACTGAAGCTGGGAAAGTTCTGAAGGTCGAGGGAGACTTGAATGCAAAAGAGTTTTGTTCAAGAAAGCTCATCAAGCTCACCAATTTCGATACCTATATTTTCCAAAATATCAACTTTGATAAATCTGCTGTTCAATTGTTGACGGGCAGTAGGGCGAATTCTGTGGCTGCATACACTAGTATGTGCTACAATTTTTGTCTTGCTGATGCCGACACGTTGCGGAAGTTGATTGCGGTTGGTAATTTGATATCGTTCGACCCTGCTGCGAGAGTTGAGATGTGCAGAAAATTTATCAAGAAGCGCATCCAAGAGGATCCCGAACCGACTCTTCCCCTGGAGTCGGTCGGTGAATAGACTTTTAGTCTTCCAGTTGTTGTTTGGTTAGAGCCTGCCAGGTTCTTTGAATTTGGACGGTGATGCGGTCACTGGCAGGATAGGACCTTCAACAACTCGTGTCTTAAACTACATGCATAAGTTTTGCGGCTTTGCGTGTTTGTAGTTTTAAATCGTTAAAAACCGCTTATTGCTCATTCTATTTGCCGCTAGGTGAAAATTGATTTTACATTATGGCTTCATTTCGATTAAAAGATTCTTCATCAGTCGGTCCAGCAATGGCCCGATCGCGTAATGTTATGGTTTATGATCCCGATGCGAGGGATGAGCATGCTAAGATGCTTCGGCAGTTACTTAAGAATCAAAATCTTGGTACTGCGTTAGAAGCAGTCTTGGCTTCGCTGGCGTTACCTGGGTCAGCACCCACTGTTAGATTGGGTTCACAATTCGGTTCTGTGAAGACTGCGGTGTCAAAACCACAGTACATTCAAGCCGTTTCTTTTCCCACGTCTGGTGTCGGGGATTTACCGCAGACAGACATTTTAGCTTTCAAGTTTAATGATATCTTGCGAGCTTTTGTGACTTCTGTCGGTTTGACTCCAACTCAGTACGTTCATTATCAGTCTATTTCTAGTGTATCTCTTGTTACTGATGCACAAATATATCCGAGGATGGCTCCTTTTATAAGGATCACAGCCGGAGGATCAGCACCATTTTTAGATGCTTCAAATTTGTATGGTCCTCTGTTATATTTTGTTAGAAATGGGACTGCCGATCAAAACAGAGGTTTTCTCTTATCGACGGGGTTTGCGTTAGTAGTTACTTTTCTAGCGCTCCCCCCAGGTTCAACTCTCGAGGTGACACTCAACAAGTTCGATGGCTCCACTTGGTTCTCTTATCAGACCGCTGGTGCTACTGATCTTGCTCCGTCTGTTACTTTTAACATCACCTCCACCGATTATTATTCGCTGTCGTTTACATCTACGAGTGCGGCGGCGACTGGTAACCAAAATGTCAAAGTTGATATTTATGGAAACGGTGGCGGCACGATCACATCTCCTGTTGGAATGGCGTGGGGTCAATTCACTTCACCAACTTTTGAAAATGTGGTTAATGCCGTTAATTCCTACCGTGTCAATGGTTCTTCGTTGATGTACACAAATACTTCATCGCCATTGTATCGGCAAGGACAGGTTGTTATGCGTCAGTTGCCTACTCGATCGAACTGGATTGATTTCAATAGTATTGATTTGTTAAATACCGAACAAGACTCTGGAATCATCCAGGCTGTAGACGGTGCTTACCTTTTTCATAAGCCCGTTTCTGCTGAGGAATTTTCTTTAACCAGGACTTTTTATCCTGATCCAAGTATTCCTGTCTATCAACAAGACTTTGTCACAGAGATTCTTCCGATATCTGGTCCAATTTTAATTGGTGCTAGAGTCACAGATCCTAATGGCAGGTCCGGTTATTGGACTCCTTCAGCTTCAATTGAGTTTGAGACGCTTTCTCAATGGTTTGAAACGGAGCAAGTTCATCTTGCTTCTGATCAGCTTGAGAAAGCTTTGGTTGCGTTAACAGCTCTTCCTCAGTATCATACCAATGATTTTCATTTGTCAGATATTTGGGATGGAATAAAGAGTTTTGCTTCAGATGTTTGGAGTGGCATAAAGGAAGTTGTTCCTATTGTAGCTCCTCTCATAGGTCCACTGTTATCAAAACCAAAGGCGAAGGGAAACGCCACACCAGGTTCTTCATCTGGTGCCAAACTGCTTCCTGTTTTGCCAGCAAAGATGCCGAAGAAACAAGCAAATGTCTCATTTCCTAGACCTTTGCCTGCTGCGGCTCCGAAATTAACTGTTCGTGTTTCTTCTCCAAAGGCTTCAGCATCTAAGGCTGCCAAAAAGTAGTTTGGAATTTTAAAGGTGCAAGTGCCCGTAATACATTCGTTTACGAAGTTCCGGGGAATGTCGTGTTAAAGCTACTTAAACTTGCTGAAAGGTCCCAATTTTGAAATCCAG